TTATTACTCACAAAATTATATAAATTTATTAAATATTATTTTTAAATGCACCGTAGAGGAAAATCAAAGATTTTCCTCTACAATGGATGGGGGATAAAATCTTTGATTTTATCCCCCATGCACAGACTAAATTTTATAAAATGAATATAGTTCAATAGTATTTTTTATGAAATTTTTAATAATTTTCATAAAAATGAGTGTATCATAATAAAATGACCAAAATATAATTTGATACACAAATTTTCAAAAAAATGTAATAACATTTTTTTGAAAATGATTAAATATACCTGTTTTTTAATAAAATAATTTTGGTAGTAATAATTATTTTATTAAAATTTATTTTTTATGAAATTTTTGATAATTTTCATAAAAATGAGTATATTTACAAAAATGTTTATCAAATACCACATAAATATATTTATTATGTAAAATTTAAATATTATTAATCTTTTTATATTTTAAATATTTAGCTTTATATTTTAAATATTTTATTCTGTGTATATCTGTCATTGTTGGTACATGTTGATATTCATAGAATATAGAACCAGATTTATTATAATAATAATTTAATTTGCAATATATATCATTTTCAACATATGTTTGTTGTAATTGTTTATATATAGTTTTAAAAGTATTATTTTGAATAAAGTTGGTAAGTAATTTAGATAATGTATTAATTTGATAATCATTACAATTATTAAACATATTTATTAAAATATAAATAATAAGTAATTTAGATAAATCGTTTTTATCCATTACATTTTCAATTTGATATTTATAATCAATAACATCTAATATAATATCATCAAAGTCTAAAGTTTCATTATACATTATATCAGTTCTTATATTTTTTCTTGATAATGATAATATTGGATAACTAGTTTTAAGAAATACTTTTATCATATGTCCAGGGATCAATAATAATTTTTTATTTATTACTATAAAAGCTAAACCTGTTAATATTGGTGTAAATATATTAGGTAAAAATGAAATATCATCAGTATATTTAATTGCAATATTTGTATAATCAAAATTACTATCATATTTTATTGATACATACAATGGTTTAATCCTAGATTTTAATGATTCTAATTTTATTATTTCTTTTTCATTTATTATTTGTATTTCTTTTTTTTTAGATTGTTCTTCCTCCTGTTTATGTTCTAAATCATAACTAAAAGAATTAGAATTGATATTACATATTAATTTAAATAATAATTCTCTATCATTAAGATCTAATTTACTTAATAATTTATTATCATAATGTATAATATCTTGTAATAATATTTGAATATCTGGAATAGTTTCATAATTAAAATAATATTTGACTTTTTCTTCATTTGGATGAGTTTTTATTGGACTAATATTTCTATTTATTGATTTATAAGTTTGAAAATTTAATAAAATGTCTTTATTATCTCTATCTTTATTATCATTTTCAAAAAAAATATTTATTAATTTTTCATTATCAATATCATTTTTATCATCACAAATGCGTAAAAAATCTACAATATGCCCCATATTTAGTTTTCTTAATCTAAACATAGCTTGTGCAATTTCTTTATATTTATTTAAATTATCAATTAAACATAAACCTTTTAATGATGGAAATTTATTTTGATTAATATCTATACCTACTGTATGACTTTGATCATAATATATTATTGGTGTAACATCAAAAATATAAAATTCATTATATGATATATTTTGATTATTAATAAATATTCTCTTATCATCAATTTCTGTTATAAATATAACAGGTCGTTTAAAATTTTCATACAATATTTTTGCAATATTTATATTTTCAATATTTTTAAATAATCCACATGTATCAATAAATACATCATAATTACTAAATAAATGAATATTTGTTATAAAATCTTTACAAGTTAATATTAATTTATCTGTATTTGGTATTTTATTAGATATTATACTAGATTCATTTATAATTGCATACGTTATATTTAATGCTACATCATAATCTTCATATTTATTGAATACATCTTTTAAATTATCTTGAATATAAAATTTAGGATAATTTATATTTAAAGTTCCTGAATAACCTATTTTATATATATTTTCAATATATAATATATCTACAAAAGATGTATTTAATTGTATAACTGTTAAAAATATTTTATTCAAGATTTCTTCCATAATATTAAAAAAATAGTCATCATAAAATTTAACTAATTCTTCATCTGTTATTGAAGTATTTGTTTTTACAGTATTTAATATTTTATTAAATAAATTATTATCAATAATATAGGTTTTAATATTTTGTGTAATTTTCATATCTTTAATAATGATATAATAATATAATGTTAAATACATTGTTAAAATTATTGATGAAAATGTTGAATTTATTTCTGCTTTATCTTTTCCAAAATATGGTATTATATATGCTTTAGTAGGATGAATACCCCAATTAATATTTTCTTTTAAATTATTATTTTTTAATTGTTCTCTAATATATTTAATTTCAGAATTTATATTTTCATTTTGTTTAATAATAGGTATTTTAGACTTAATTTTTTGTTTTATTTTTATATCTTGAATATCTTCAATTATATTATTTAATAATTGATAATAATTTTGTGAATTATCTAATACTGAATTTCCAATTTCTAATTTTATATTTAAATTACTAATTGTTGGATCTATTACAGTATCAAATTCATCTATTAACATAATTGAATTTTTATCAATTAAAACTGATTCTTTAGTTTTATAAATTTGTTCTATTTTTTCTTTTGATAAAATTAATTTTTTTTGTTCATCAGATGCTTTATCATATAAATATGCAATTTTAATTTCACTGTCAGATAAAACTATAATTTTTTCATTTAATTGAAAAAAATATGCATAATGATTTAAAGTTGCTAATGTTTGTTTTTTAAGATGTTGTGGTACTATAATATATATTTTTTTATCATGAATTAAGGAAAAATATAATGCTAATAATGGTGTAATTACTGCTGATTTTCCTTTACCCATCATAAAATGATGTATAGGAATAGGATAAATATCTTTAGTAAATTGTGTCTTAAATGTATCACCACCAATTTGTTTAAAATTATAATTAATATCAATCAGTGAATTTGATATTGGTTTATTATATGCATTAGTATCAGAAAAATTAATAAATTCTTGCAATATATTTTTATATTTTTCAAATTGTTCATCCAATATTTCATAACCATAAATAAATTCAAATAAGTATTCAAATACATATTCTAAATAATATTTTCTATTGTCAAATAAATTAATATATATTTTAATTTGATTACATAAATTTGATTCATCTGTATTATATAATTCATTTAATATTTCTATTATTTTATTATTATCTATATAATTAAGTAATAAATCCAATTCATTTATTATATTATCCCATGTTTTCAATTTTCCTAATTTTTTATTTATAATTAAAATATTATTTTCATAGTTCAGTTTTAATATTTCTATTTTTTGTTTTATTTTACCAATATTTAAACTATCGCATTTTATTATTTTTTTATAAAGTTTATATAATGATTTCACTATTTCATCTTTTGATTTTTTTATAATAGTTAATATATTTTGTTCATTTTTAAGTTCAATATCTTGATTATTATAAATTTCATTTGCTATTTTAAAATTATTATTTTTAGTTGTATTTAATTTATTTGTATATAACGATTTATCTATTTTTGCTTTTAATAATTTACATTCATATTCTGTTATTTGATATCCATTGCTAGATTTATCAGTTATATATATTCCATTTAATAAATTATATCCATAATTTTCTAATATTGTAACAAAATTTGATATATTTGATATTGGTAAAAAATTATTATTTTTTGATATATTAACTATTTCAATGTGATTATTATATGATATATTATTTAAAATATTATGAGTATCAGGTAAATCATAATTAGTATTCATAAAATATATAATTGAATACATACCATTTATTTCTGTTATTAAATGAAAACAATTTAATGGTATCATATATTTAAATGGACAATGAATATCCTCTATATTTTTAATACATGGTATTTTTTTATCATTATTATAAAATATATTGATAATTTTACCATCAATATCAAATTCAATAATAATATAATTAGTATAACTTAATATATATATATAATTATTTTTATTAATACTATCAGATTTAACTAAATATTGAATATAATCAGGTGTAATATTTAACATATTTTTTATCTTTTTATCTAGATTTATTATTTTATAATCATTTTTTTCTATTTTATGTCTTTCTAATAATATGGAAATTTTAATTTCAGGTTTAATTAAATCATCATATAAATATTCTATTGTCATATCTAGATCTTTTTTACAAGTTATTAAATTATAAATTAATATTTCATATAAAATATCAAAATTAATGAAAGGTATTTTAATTTGATAATTAAAATAATCTCTAAAATTTCTTCGTAAATTATAATCAAAATATTCTGATATCCACATATCAGTATCGGAATGACATTTAAATAATAATAATTGTATATTTATTATACAAAAAAAAGTAATATGGTTATTTTTATTATAATTATCTAAAAATAATTTTAAAAAATATTTTAATAGATTCTTTTTTAATTCTTGATTTTTATGGATTTTATTTATATTCATTTTTATAAATAAAAAATTATGATCAGATATTTTATTTGAATCTAACCACTTATTAAAAATTAATGATGGATTATTTAATAATAAATTTGTTTCATTAGCTAAATAATCTATATTAAATTTAAAATCATCATGATTATAATTAAGTCTATCTAATATCATATTATTTTCAAATATGTATTTATAAATATTTTGATCTTCATAATATTCAATTGAAATAATATCTTGCAAAATACTTTTAATAATATTTTGTTTAACTAATAAATCTCGCATTATATTAGAATTTTTAATTATATTTGATAATATATTAGTTAATAATTCTGATTTAAATACTTGATTAAATGAATCACATATCTGTTTTAATTTATCATTAATTAAATCAGTTTCTTTAGCATATTTCTCTATTTCTTTATCTATTATTTTAGATCTATGATTACTTTGATATTCTTCGCTAACATTAGTAATAAAATATTCTTCTATATTATAAAATTTACTATATAATATATCTAGTATTTCTACTAATATTAATATTCTATTTAATTCATTAATACATCTAATTATATTTTTATTATCTAAATTTAAATAATATGTTATTATATAATATAAATATATTTGATCACTATATATTTTATCATCATCTTTAATTTTAAATAATTTTTTTAATAATATTTCATAACGATTATTTTCAATATTACCAAAATTAAATCTTCTCATATTGTCAATATATTTTAATATGTCCGTTTTATATTTTATTTCAATGTCCATTGTAGTTATTTCATCATATAATTTATTAAAATCCTGAACATATTTATCTTTAATACGTGATATAATATTACTAATTATATTTTCTAAAAAAAAATCACTTTTTAAATTATCTGATTCAAATATATGATCAATATTATTAAAATATGTATCAGTTGATTTATTTATGTGATCACATACATAATAATAAAAATTATTTCTATTTCTAATTTTATCTTCATTATTTGTAAATAATAATATTAATAAATCATATAATGTTTTTTTAATATTAATTATAGATGAAAAATACTTAGATACTGTAAAATCAGTTATAGAATCATTATCTAATTCTTCAATTTTAATAGTATAATCATAAATATTATGATTACATTTAATCATTTTTAATTCATCATTTGTAAATAAATCTAAATTTATTAATTTGGTAAATATATTTTTCATTGGTATTATATTTGAATTTATATATTCAAATTCTAGATTAAAATTTTCATTTGTAAATATAGATTTAACAATTTTAATACTTGTTTCTAATGTATTAAATATAAATAATTTGTATTTTGTAGGATTATTATTAATAACATAATATAAACATAATGCCCAATATTTTGAAAACCATGTACATGACCCACTTTGTTGATCATGTATATATATATCATCATCAATAATATGAAATTTAGTTTTTTGCAATATATTTAAATATTTGTGATCAGTATCATCAATTATAAAATTTTGTAAATTTATTCTAGGATGTATTTTTAATAATGTTTTAGTTCCTATATTTGTAAATAAATCTACTAAAATATTGTAATATAAATCTTCTATTAATATTTTATCATACCTTTTTACTGTATAATTTTTAAATTGTGTATTGACATTATTAATATTAATATTAAAATCAAAATTATCATATAATAATTTAAAATTATCTTGACATAATAAATACAAATCCTCATTATATTGTTCTATTTCTGTATTATTAAATTTACTATAAAATAAAGGAAATAATAATAAATCAATAACTTTTGTATAATCTTTCTTTTGATATGATAGAGCAATATAAGGTTTATATTTATTTTCTTTAGTATCATGTAACTCTATACCTTTACCTGAATTAATAGCTAGTACATTTATTTTATCATCAATAATATAAATTAAAATTGATGTAGCATGCATATTATTACTAAAATTAATTATACAAAATTTAAAATGTTTCATAAAATCCTCATCACTAATATATTCAGGATCGAATCCTCTATATGTTAGATTTCGTAATTGTATACTTTTAATTCCAGATCTACCAAATGATCGATATTCTAATAATGATTCATTTGCTATAATATAATTTAATTCTAAATATTTATTTGGATTAGACCTATAAGATTTAGAGTTTATATCTATATTAGCTATATATATATCAGATTCATTTATTAGTTTGTTATCATTTATAAAAGTTCTAACATCATCAAAATTATATCCATAATTTTGATTTATATATCCATCTAATAAATGATAAAATGCAGGCATATTTTTATTTAATAAATCTTTAAACATTATAATATAAATACAGATATTTTTTATAAAAAATGAAAAATTATATAAATTTAGTAAATATTATTTTTAAAAACACAAATTAAATTTTATAAAATAAATATAATACAATAGGCATAAAAAATATTTATCGAAAATAAATATTTTTTATGAAATTTTTAATAATTAAATTCAAAAGTTCGATCTATCATAGATGTATTTTTATTTAATTCTAAATTTTTTCTAGTAGATTCACCACCACGAGGAATAGGCATTACTATATGATTAGGATCTTGCATATTTTTATCAATATAATTAAAAGCAAAATCAAACATTGTATTTTGTTCTCTAATTTTTTTTAATTCTTTTGAATTATTTCTTGATGCATTACCATTTCTAATATCATTAGATATATTTAAATTACCAAATCCACGACCTGCTCCTAAATCTTTATTATTATAATAAAAAAAAACTTTATTATTATTATCTACATTATTACTATAATTTAAATTATAATTATTTGGATCTATATTATTATTTAATTTCAATTGAACTTTATCTTTAGAATTTATACCAGGTGTAAGTAAATTTGTTTCATTGTCTATAACATCCATTTTATTAAATGCACAATATTTACTATCATAATTATTAATATCTAATTTATCAGTTACATAAAATTTATCCTTATAATTAAATTTTTTCATTATATATTATTTTATATTATTATTTAAATAAAAATTAATTATTCAGTATTTTTTTTATGAAATGTGTATTATCATGAATTTGATAACAATTTCCTTGAGATTTACAATTTGGAGCATCAAAATTATAACACCATTTTGCAAAACCTACTGAATCATTTACTATTTGAGTATTTGGCATAGTATAATAATTTAATGTTGATGAATTTTTACCCCACAAATCATATTTATCTATATTAATATGTTTTCTATAATTAGTATCTATATCTTTTTTAACATCTTCATAATCACATGCTTCTTCCCTATTTGGATTATTTATCATATCATCATAAGTAAAATTCATAAATGGATTATTCTCAGATGGTTTAACACATATCGGTTCTTCTGATTTAATCTTATTTTGGCCAATATAATAGGTAAATAATAGGATTAATAAAGATATAATAATAAATTTTTTATCTAAATTAAAAATTAAAATAAATAATATAAACAATATTGAATATGTAGCTAATAAATTAATTTTATCATTAAATGTTAAATTATCATATAGATACTTATTTTTAGGTAATGTATTATCTTCATATATTAATCCATAGATATAAAAATATATAGTACTTATAATATATTTCATATATAGTATTAAATTATTAGGTCTATTATACCATAATTCGTTCATTTATATTATATATGATATTTAAAAATATTTTAAAAAATATATATTTTTTAAAATATATCAAAATATATAATGGAAGACAAAATACCTATTATAAATATTTTAGAATTAAAATCATCTAAATCTGATAGTTTATCTTCTTTGAAAGATAATATATCAGATGTATCACTTATCTTATCAAAACATACTATCAAAGCTGATATAACTTTAACTGATAACAATTTTAGTTTAAATCTAAATAATGAAGCCAAAATTGATATAAGTAATAATCAAGTTAAAATTAATGATCCTTTAGTTATTAATGATATAAAAACACCAAATAATTTAAGTGTTATTAAATATGTCGAACCTCTTGATACTATATTTATCGGAAATAATCAAACAAAAATTCAATATATGGGTGATGTTAATTTTGCAACTTATATTAATTCTACTACTAAAGATAAAATTATTGTTTTAAATGAAGCTGTAGATGGAATACAAGATTTTGGTTCTGATAGTGGTATAGTCATAAAAAGTACTGATTATAAAAGTGGATATATTAAAACAAATAGTACAGCAGATAATTTTTTAATTAAACCTCCTGATGGAATTGAAGGATATATTGCAACATTTGATAAAAATTATAATTTAAATGTATCTGGTATATCTATTTTAAATTCAGATACTACTATATTATCATATTTATATATTGATAAAGATATTTATGTAAATGAAAATGCAAAAATTATGAATGATATAGATATTGGTGGAAATATTACTGCTAATTCTTTAAATATTTCTAATGATGTTAATATTAATAATATTAAATCAAATAAATTAAATATAGAAAGTGATACAGTTATAAATAATGTTTTAATCTCTAATAATACAATATTAAATACAACTACTATATTATCTTCATTAAGTATTTCAGGACCTGTATATTTATCAAATATTAATAATGATATATTTATTAATGGATCACTTAATGTTGACAATACATTAAGTGTATCTAATAACACTTTTTTAAATCAAGTAGATTGTAATAAATTAATTTCAAAAACAGATATATATTATAATGATAAATCAATTATAACTACATTTAGTAATATTGAAGATAAAATAAATACAAAACAAGATATTATAAATAATATAGATAATCTTAATAATATTAATAATATTATTTATTGTGATAAATTAGTTTATGGACCTATTAATAATCCTGTATTATATACATGTAGTAATCAAAATGAATATATAATTGCTGAAGTTAATACTAATGATATATATAATTTAATTTTAGGTAAAAGAAAATATAGTTTTGAATATGCATTTATTATAAATAATTTATTAATAAATAATCAATATATACTTAAAATTGATGTTAAATCTGATATAAATTCTCAACTAATATTGTCTTATAAATATGGATCTGATGGTGTAATTTCTAATAATAATATTAAAAATTATAATATTAATACTCAATTTAATACAATTTCATTAGATTTTATTGCAAATGAAACCGTTGTTGAAATTTTTATCGGTGATATAATTGATAATATATATAATCAAACTAACACAAAATATTATATTTATAATTGGAGAGTATTTAGAAAAAATCAATCTACTTTAATAAATTCTAGTATTATAGTTGATGGATATATTACTACAACTAATACAATTCATGCTCATGATATATATTTAAATAATGATAATGAAGCTATATCTACAAAATTTACACTGATTAAATCTGATTTAAATTATTTAATGGATAAAAATAATACAAAATTTATTAACAAAATTGAAACTACAAATATTATAAATACCGGATTTACTGTATTGAATAATAATACATCTATAAATTCTAAATTAAATGTTTCAGGCGATACTATATTAGGTAAAACAACTATTTTATCTTCATTAAACGTAATGGGACCATGTAATTTTAATGATATCAAAATTTTAGGAAATTTTAGTTTCGATTCATTAAATATATCAGGACCTGTTGTATTTAATAATTTAAATGTACTATCTAAAGCTGATATTAATGAATTAAATGTTAGTAATAATTCTGTATTTCATGATATTGTTACTAATAAAATTGAAGCTAATGAATCTGTACTAATAAAAAAATCAAATCTTCCTATAATTGATAATCAAACAAATTGTATTGCATGGGATGATAATAGCACTGCCGATTATAATGACTCATTATATATTACTGATGATATTATATCACAAGAAATAAGATTAACATCATATACATTTGTTGAAAAAAAATATTATACTAATTATCCATCAAAACATCATATCCTAAATATTTATGTTAAATTTAAACATGGATATACAAATGATAATATAGTAATTTCAATATATGATACCAAATATAAAAAATCTATAGGTAGAGTATTTTCTAAAAGTGATGGAATTAATATGTATGATTTTGTAGAAATTGCATGGACATTTATACCACCTGTTAATACACTTAATCCTAATGAATTTATTTTTAGAATTGGATCACATAATATATATAATTTAAGTTCACAAGAAGATACTGGATTTAGTTACTATAATTTAGAAATTTGCCCTATTGATGGAACATTGACTGTCGACGGTCCAGCTAAATTTTTATCTGATGCTGTATTTTCTACTAATATTATTGCCAATAATGCAACATTTAATGCTAATGTTAACATTAAAGGTAATACTTACATAGATGGTCCTATTACCAGTGATTTAGATGTACTCGGTACAAGTGTTTTTAATGATTCTATTACTGCTATGTCATATTTAAATGTAAATAAACAAATTACTTCTAATGACTTGTACTCAAATAATATAACTGGATTAAATATTATAGGTACTACTATTAATGCATCAACTATAATCAATAATTTTGAATTTAGAACTAGAAATATTAAATCAATGATTGATAAATATGATATTAATAATCTATATAATCCTGATCAAACTATTGATATAAATGCTAAAATTATTAATATCGGATCTAAAGATAGTATTGTTAATATTTTAGGTACTGCATTATATACTAGCAGAATTGAAGTCAATATATTTGATAAATTATTACAATTAAATTTAAATAAATCAACAAACAAGGCTAATGATGAAGGAGGCGATAGCGGTATAGAAATAGAAGGTTTATACCAAAATGGATATATAAAAACTACTCCCGATGCTAAAAGATTCTTAATCAAAGCACCTAGACAACAAAATAAAGAATATGTAACAACTCAAGATGAAGATAATAATATCTTTATATCAGGAAATACATATTTACATAAAAATTTATTTGTTTCTGGATCATCAACATTATGTGGGTTAACTACAATCAAATTTGGCGAATTACCACCAATTAATACTAAAGTTGATTGTATTGACTGGGATTTTTATACTTACAGACCCCTTAATAGTGTCAGTATTATAAAAGAATATGAAGCAACATATGTTACTCAACAAATAGTTATATCTTCCGAAGATTATGTATATAAAATATTTAACACAAAACATATAGAAAAATTACATATACTTAAATTATTTGTTAAAATCAATAATCGAGGAATTGTTAATTTTGCTGTGACTAATGAAGCAGGTAACTTAAATAGTGCAGTCGGAAAAACATTTATTTTTGATAATACTGTTGCTACTGATTATTTAGAATTAAATTGGACTTTTACTCCTCCAGTTAATCCTGATTATCATAATGGAAATTTTAGATTATATATCGGTAATATTGATATTCTAGAACAACAAACATATAATACTATCGAATATTATAATTTAACTATTCAACCTATCGATAGTATTCTAATTGTCGAAGGGGATGGTTATATATATGATACTTTTAGTGTATTTAACTCAACTACATTAATGACTACTTTAAATGTAAGTGGTAGTTCTTTATTAAATGATAAATTAGATATCAAAATTAATAATAAAAATAGATTTGAACTAGATAGATCAGGAAATATTATGATAACCGGTACAACAAAAATAAGTGATGGGTCATTCAATATTAGCGATAATTTAAATACTACTTTTTCAATTACTAAAGATGGTATAATGAATGTTAGTGGTAAAACATTTTTACATGATCATATATTAGCTACCATTAATGACATTAAAAGATTTGAATTAGATAGAACCGGTAATATTATGATTACTGGAACTGCCATTCTTAATGATGGATCATTTAATATTAGTGATAATTTTAATACTACTTTCTCAATTACTAAAAATGGTATAATGAATGTATCTGGTGAAACATTTTTACATGATCATATTTTAGCTACTATTAATGATATTAAAAGATTTGAATTAGATAGATCCGGTAATATTATGATTACTGGTACTGCTATTTTTAATGATGGATCATTAAATATTAGTGATAATTTTAATACTACTTTTTCAATTACTAAAGATGGGATAATGAATGTATCTGGCGAAACATTTTTACATGATCATATATTAGCTACTATTAATGACATTAAAAGATTTGAATTAGATAGATCTGGTAATATTATGATTACTGGAACTGCTATTTTTAATGATGGATCATTAAATATTAGTGATAATTTTAATACTACTTTCTCAATTACTAAAGATGGGATAATGAATGTATCTGGTGAAACATTTTTACATGATCATATATTAGCTACTATTAATGACATTAAAAGATTTGAATTAGATAGATCCGGTAATATTATGATTACTGGAACTGCTATTCTTAATGAT